CATCAAAAACGCCGCGACTGCAATCCAACACCAATACGAACCGGCGGTTCCATACTTATCATTGAAGTATGCACTGATAAAATAAGTGACTAGTCCAAATAGGGCTGCTCCGCGGTGTCCCGTGATCCACAGTGGGACGAGTAGCATTACGAGCCATGCGACAGTCCATGGTGATGTAAACGACGGAATCCAATTCCACTTCAGATGACCGTTACTACCAATCGTAGTAGTTAGATCAACCTTTGTTGTCAATAAATACAAAGCAGTCCCGGTGAGCGTAATCAACCATGCTTTATTTCGCATATCGACCGGCAATAACATAGCAGTTACTAATGGCTGCAACACTAAGAAACCTACGCCTACACCAGACCATAACTGATTTGCGCTAGGGATTGCCAGATTTTTCCATAGAAAATATTCCACGAGCTGCATTTGCACGAACACAACCATATAAAGCAGTATGACTGGGTTCAGCGTCCCATTATACTTATGAATAGCCGCCAGGGTCATCGCAAACGCATAGGTTTTGAGTGACCCCTCTGCGCTCCAACACATATTACCTCGTGAGATTATTCTTCAACGGAGCATGTAGAGTGCTATGCACACGACGACGACGCATATCAGAATCACTTTGATCTTGTGATTGATCCTATCGCCCACGTCAGAGTTGACGATCGCGGTCGTGTTCGGCGGCCAATCGTACGCCTTTGCGTAAAAGACCGGTGCGTCGATGCCGTCAATCTTCCACGTGTCTTTGCCGGCCAGCGGTTTGTAATTCGTACTGGCAGACCAGTTTCCCTCGGCGTCGATGGTGATCACGGCGCCTTCACATGCGTCAATCTCGGCGATCGCCTGGTCGGCGATAAACTTGCCAATCGGACCGAACGGCTCCGCCCATGCGTTGGCACGCTCGCGCGCCTCGAGCATCGCCTCTTGCTTTTGTTCTGTGGTTGCATTGACGTGCGGCCCGTTCAAGGGGTCTGATGGGCCTTCGCAGAATATCATTACTGAGACTTGGAGTGTTTTCTTAAAGCGGCTGTGCGTCGTAGACCCAAATGGCCGAGATGAATGACCGGATCCTCGATCTGATCAAGGAACGCATGGCAAAGGGTCGCGCGCAGTATGGCCACGGTCTCAAGGAAGACTCTGGCTATGACTGGGTGAAGGAGGCTCTCGAGGAGGCGCTCGATCTGTCGATTTATGTCGCGGCGCGTCTGATCGAAGTAGCGTCGTCAGTTGACCACAAAGATCGTACCGACAAAGAGTGAATTGTACGTCGACGCATAATAGAGCGTACTCGGTGCACTTGCTGGGACCCGCCACACGATCGTACCCACGTCCGTCGCAGGGTAGCTCACACCGTCCGTGTACACGTCGCCGGCACTGTACGCCCCACTGACGGTCTGAATGTTGAACGGCTGCCCGAGTGCATCCATATAAAACACGATCGTCGTACCACGTGACACGAATAACGTGGGATTGAGACCTCCGTTGACCAGGTACGCCTGGTTCTGATAGTTCTGGAAAAGATATCGAGTGATTGTCGGCGATACGACGAGCGGAAACTGAACGGTCGAACGAAGTCCGTAGGGAGACTGTACCGTAACGTCGATGTTCTGAAGAGCCGTATCGGTATTCTGTGCGAATGCGAGCGTGATGCCGGTTTCACCCGTGGTCACGACCGATACGCCGCCCGGCAGAGTGCTCGTCGTATACGCCAACGTGACGAGATTGTAATACGGTGACGTCTGTGCGATGAAAAATGTGTTGGCGCTCGCGGTATCGATGATGACCGGTACGGGCACGGGGGGTGCGAGTGTCGGTTTGTACTGCTGGATCGTCGCGAGTACGTAATCAGGTGCCGGCCATGCAATGTACTTTATCGGGCCGGACAGGCACAGTTCACCGTTAAGCGGCACAGTCTTGCGCACCTGCTGGATCATCAAACGGTGCGTGTTCATCTCGAACCACGATCGCTCTTCGTACGGGAGGTGAATGGCTTCGCACCACACCTTGTAGTTGTAGGCGGGCGAAAGCCCTTCGATCAACAGGTCGAGCTGAGTGTACCGGATGGACACGAGCGGAAAATACGTCCCCTCGAACGGCAGCCAGAGCGGTTGAAACCCAACAGGTGCGCGACGCTGCGACTCATTCTTGACTTCGAGCGTCGGGCGAATCGTGTTCATGTAGACGAGATCGCGCTTGTCGATGATCTGTTCGCCGAGTCGCGTCGACATTGACGTGAATGTGATTGGCGTCGGGACGAGGGCGTCGGTCGCGAGGTCGTGTGCCGTGATGTACACGTAGCCGAGCAAATCACCCTTTGAGACGTCGAAGCGAACCAGTCCACCTGGATCGACCCGAACACGTTCGAGCGACATGGCAAATGATACATGTCGCTTGTACGATGAACGAAAAAAGGACATCTGTGGCTCGAGCGTGAGCCAGACGTCCTGTGGACCCTCGACCAACAGCTGTGCGCCGGCGATCGATTCGGTCATATCTATTACAGTCCGAGGTTTTAGTCCCAATAAAGCAGCGACGCCGTTCCATCCTTGATCTCGAGGACGTTGTACCCGACGGCGTACAGGTAGTTGCCAGTCACCATGGATGTGAAGGGCACCGTTTCTGGGGTTACAATCTGAAACTTGTCGATCCGGGAAAAGTTGAGCGTTCCGGTCGGCTGGTATGACGTCGTGTCCAGACAGAATGGGATCACGGCGACGTTCGTGTTGCTGAAATAGCCGTTCGGGGCATGGTAATACGTGTTCACGTCGGTCCACTGCTCGAGGTGACGAGACTCACCGACGTCGGTCCCGTTCACTTGGTACTTGAACTGGTAGTCAGCAACGGCTGGCATTCTATTGTCTGGTGAGAGTTTATTTATCAGGCACGCCCGTAGTTTGTGCGCCCGACGACGTTCCGAAGATTGTTGTTGACACCGACTCGAGTCTGCAAGGGTCGCGAAGAAGTTGGCGCCTTGACGTTGTACACCTTGAGCACATCCTTTGCGTGACACAGAACAATCTCTGGGTGGAACGACCCCTGTGGAAGTTTCGTCCGGAGTCTCGGTGCATAGTATCCGTCGTACCCGAGTGTACAGATGAACTTGGCGACGTGAATGTCGTACTTGATCTTTGAAAAACGCCGAACCTCGCCATTTGCAGTCCGAAACGCCTTCAGGATACTGCCCTTGACTGTGTTCGATCGCGCGGCTGCAAGGAGTTTCGTGACCGTATTGACGCTCCCCATATTGAGCAGGTTGAGTGGACGCGTCGTCACGTACTTTACAGCAGTGCCGTACGTACGCACGTTGTTTTTGCTGTTTGAAAAATACACTGGCAGATTACTCCGAAGATAGTTTGGTCGTTTGTTCAGGTACCCCTGGGCCTGATTCGCTTCGGCGTGCGACCCGCGGTACAGGAATTTGCCCGCCGGAAAGATCATATACCATCTGTGTAGATTTTCTGTTAAACGTATCGTGCCACTCATAAGGAATGAGTCATTACGAGACGCTGGGTATCGACCGAGGCGCATCGGTCGACGAGATCAAAAAGGCGTACCGTAAGCTCGCCATGAAGCACCACCCCGACAAGCCGACCGGTGATCCCGAAAAGTTCAAGGCGATCAATCAGGCGCACGAGACGCTCTCCGACCCCGATCGACGTGCCAAGTACGATCAGTTTGGGACGGATGACCCGAACGCCGGTGGTATGCCCCAAGGTCCCGACATTTCCCAGATGTTCCAGAACATGTTCGCCGGCGGTGGCATGCCATTCGGACAGGGCGGAGGCGGTGGACCCGGGCGTCGCGGCGATCACAAACACGTCATCGAACTGTCGCTCGACGAGGTGTTCACCGGTGTCACAAAGACGATCAAGGCGACAGTCACGAAACCGTGCTTTGCCTGTCTGCGCAAGTGCTCCGTGTGTAACGGCGCCGGTATGATCAGCGAGGTGCAAAATATGGGCTTCATCTCGCAGATGTTTCAGAGGCCGTGTCACCAATGTCAGGGTGGCGGTCAGCTACCGCAAGGCTGTCCGCAGTGTCGCAACCAACGCCATATCACCAATACCGTGTCTATCAACCTGAACATCGGTGCCGGTGTCGAGGATGGCGTGTCACAGGTGATCGAGGGACTCGGTGAACAGGCTCGATCACCCAACGAGAGGCCCGGCAACTTGATCGTTATTTTCCGGATCAAAAAACATCCCAAGTTTGAGCGCAATGGGCACGATCTACGATACAAGCTGACGATTTCGTTCGAAGAGTCAGTCAACGGGTACGAGTTTGTCGTCCCGCACTTTACAGGGCCCCTGACGCTCAAGACGCACGACCTAGACAATGTGATCGATCCGCGCAAAGACTATAGACTCGAAGGCAAAGGATTAACAAAAGAGGCGAATCTGTATATAAACTTCGATGTTCAATACCCGCGTGTCCCCCACTCTACAAGTCCGCGTACGACACCGTAGGCGCGATGCGATGAATGTCCATAATCGTGCGGGTCTGGGCCGCGCTCGGAAACTCGCCGTTGTTTTCGTCCATGTAGTTCAGCAGTCTCCGTCCGGCATACTCGGCATAGTGGCGCAGCGTTTCGGGTGACATCGTCGGGTATGTCGGAACCGCGCGCAGACGCTCGACCCATTCCGCCCCTGACGTCATCACGGTAGGTGCCACGTTGCCCATGACGTACCAGGCAGGTCCCTCAAGCGGAGGCGGAGGCGGTGCGGGCATGCTAAAGGGCGCGCGGCACATCGGGCACGGCCCATTCACCGTCGTACGACTGCGGCGCGTACGCTGAAAACCGCGACGCCGCGCCCACTCAGACAGGCACGCCGTGTGGAAATAGTGCCCACACTGAGTCTTTGTTCGCTCAGATGGCGCCATCTCGTTCATACAGATGGCGCAATCGGACGGAACGTCCGGGAGGAGACCCTCCTTCTTCGCGTGGCGCCAGCACATCGCGAGGCTACGGTACCGCGGGCACTTGCACGGCTCACCCTTGGCCGTCGTACCGGTACACATCGACGCGGCCGGCACTTCAGCCGTTGCGCGCGTACTCTTGTGGTAGTGGATCGCACACATCCCGTGATCGGCACACGCCTTGTTTTTGCACGCCGCCCCCTTGGCGGTCACGCCGGTACACGGCCCGCGAATCACGCGAGGCGCGCGAGGAACCCGGACACGCGGCGCAAATGCAGTCATGGGAAGGCGCACACCGGCGATCACAAAGTCACGCTGAAGATCCCGTGGAATGGTACCCCAGAGGGAACGCATCGCCTCCACAGTCGCCACAGCAAGTTCACGCGCGTCAGGGTAGGGCGTAGCCATGACGTGAGTGAAGGTACAGTGCGGCTTGACTGACCCGTATAGACAAAACCTACTTTTCAGAACATCGGGCACGACTGTGATCGGTACATTTTCGGAAAAAATATCCTAAGAAATCTGAACGGAAACCCATCCCTGCGCCGCCAGTACAAATATCTCCCTGCCATACGTACACTAGATATTTTGGCTCTAGACGTCGTACTCGCGACACGCGCGCGGATCGTCGAAACACTGTTCGTCCTCGATACCCTGTTTGATATTCTGTTCCTGGGCGTGATAGGCGTGTGAAAGCTCCTCGGCGAGCTCCCACGCGTGACGACACTCGATCGTATCCTCGAAATGGTGACAGAGGAGCATGGCCTGATCGACCGCCTGTTTAATCTGACGCTTCGTCACTCTGGTAGGTTTAGGCCTGGACGCCGACGAGCACCGCTTGTTGGGCCGCGCGAGCATGACGATCTTCTGTGCAAGTGACCGCATTTACAGTCACAGAGGCGGTATCTTTTAAGACTGGCGCCGACGGCTGAGAATCCACTGAACAAACACACCGACTGGCATATACAGTACCGGCGCTCTAGTTCCTTAGTGTCATCGCCTCGAGCATGCGAGGGCCCTGTGTCCGAGTGACGACCGCAAAGACGGCACGCATGATGGTCATGACGCAACCCATCATCTCATCCTCATCCTCAATCTCCTGGTCCCAGAAGTGCGGCACGTACCACGTGGTGTTGATCGCCACCTCGATACCGATCAGGAGCGTGTTGAGAAACTCCTCCCAGAGTTCTTCGGAGATTTGGGCGGGCTTGTGCGTCTGGTAAAACGCGTCGATGATCAGTTGCTCGATCGCCTCAAAGTCAATCTCGATGTGCTCCACATACGTCGGGTACAGAAACGCTGTGAGATCGGCACCGATGTCACGCTGAATGTCATGAAAAACGTCGTTCAGCAGTTCGGCCGCCATGGTTCGTGTGTTTGTTGAGACGTACCGCCCTAAGTGACCCGTGCAGACAGAACATCGAAAAGAACCTCCTTTTTTTGTCAGTCGATGGTAGGATGCGCGATTCGATCGCCAATGGGTATTTGCAATGTCGAGCGCCAACCATAATCGTCAACACGGGGAACATTAACGTGAGTAACACGCTCACGCTCACGGGTACGCTCGGTGTGACGTCGCTCAGAGTGGCTGGAAACATTTACGCGTCCAACGCGCTGACGACCACCAATGTGTTCACCGTGACCGAAACGGTCACTGGCACTCCGGGTATGACGTCGCTCAATGTCACTGGCAATTTATACGTCTCGAACGCTTTGACGACCACCAATGTTTATGCGACTCGAGTATACGGCGATGGTGGGTTCTTATCAAATGTCACGTCGACGCCGACGAATAATGTCCGAAAAATCACTGCAAACCACACTGTTCTGTTGACAGACTACTATATCGGCGTCAACGGGACGGGCGTGACTGTAACCCTGCCTCTCGGATCGACAGTTCCTTCAGGCAAAACCTATGTGATCAAGGACGAGTCTGGTCTCGTGACACCCAACTCGGCGTACCGGTTCACGATCCAGAGATCAGGTTCTGACCTCATAGACGCCTCGACGAGCATCACAGTCACGGTCAGTTTCATCTCACTGACCTTTCTGTGGAACGGAACGAGCTGGTCGATTATCTAGACACATAGTAGAATGACGTTCATACCCGCTCTGACGGCGAACGTCTCGCAAGCAAACTCGACGTCGACGGTGCTCGCAGCCGGCGCCACATTCACAGGAACGCCCGAGGATGTCAGCCAGTATGCATCCTTGAGTGTTGCATTTTACGTCCAGCCGTCCAATGCGACCGGTAATGTCCTCGTCCAGTTTTCGAATACGGCATCGCCATTCTATTCCGTCTCGAACACAGTCACGGCGGTCACATCCATCACGGCTGGTGGTTTTACGCTTGACGTCATCACTGCAGCACAGTACTTTCGAGTCGTCTACGTGAACGACACGACGCCACAGACCGCGCTCATGATCCAATCCATCTTCCATCCACAGGCGCGTATCGCCCAGGCGACGACCAGGTACGCGCAGCAGCCCACCGATTACACGGACGTCTTGAATACCCGTGCAATAATTTGGGGGAAGACATTGGGTGGTGGAATCTACGAGCCCGTTGCGACCAACGGTGAAAATTCGATCGTCGTGACGATCGCGGAACCCCATGCAGCGTTTGGTGAAATTTCAACCGCCGAAAACACAGCGACGTGTCAAGTTGATTTCGTCTACGGAATCAACACGAACCTCACGAGCAACACGACGAGCAACAACGCGACCGTCACCTCGTCGACCGGTATGGCTGTTTTGACGACGGGCGCGCAAGTCAATTCAGTTGCGACGCTCGTCACCAAAGAGTATGTCAAGTACCGACCGGGTCAGGGGTCTATGAGCCGCTTCACGGCTCTGTTCACGACGGGCGTCGCCGGGTCGACTCAGTTCGCCGGACCTGGTGGTGGTAGCGTCGACGGTCTCGGCTTCGGGTACAACGGCACGTCATTCGGTGTTCTGTACAGACACAACAGCACGGATACCTGGATTCCTCAGTCCACGTGGAATTACGATACGATGCTCGGTGGGACCACGTCCGGTAAAATTCTCGTACCGACAAATCTGAACGTCTATCAAGTGAAGTTTCAATACCTCGGGGGTGGTAACATCTTTTACTATATCCTGAACGACTTCACGGGGCGGTGGGTCCTTGTACACATGGTCAAGAACGCAGGCAACCTGACGGCTCCAAACCTTCGAAACCCGAGCATGCCTGTACGCTTCGAGGCGCGAAACACGACAAATACGTCAGCACTCGTGATCAAATCTGCGTCGATTGGACAATTCCTCGAAGGTCCGCGTCGTTTTTTGGGACCTCGAGGTGCACTCGATGCGCTGAATATATCAGTCGCTGATTTGACCCAGACGAATATTATGGCTTTCCGCAACGCAACGACGTTTAACGGAACACCGAATTACGCCATCGTTCATATTCGCCAAATTTCATTTTCGGCTAATAAATCTCCACAACCTTCCGGGTGCGTCAACCTTCGCATCATTCGCAATCCGACCACGACATTCGCATCGTTCACGCCATATAGCGGGACGACCGCCAATGGTGGAGTGACCATAACGTCAGGCAATTCGGTTATGAGCAGTAACGTGGTGGCGTCGACTATTTCGGGTGGGCAGACCACATACACGTCGACTCTGTCTATAGGTGACTCCCAAACGATTGACGTGACAGAATACGATATAAATATCTATCCAGGTGACGTCATATGCTTCGTCGCCTATTCATCCGTCGCCTCTGTTACGGTTGGTACGTCCACAGTCTGGAACGAAGATATCTAAAACAAGATCTTGGTAGCAAGTAGATGGCGGACGACAGTCAGCGTGTCAAGTACGTCTACGTCGATTCGTCGAGTCGCGACACGAGCCTGTACCCGTCAGGCAATGCCTACACTCTGCATCTGACCGCCCCGTTACACAGTGTGGTTCGCGTCGACCTCGTCAATGCCAAGGTGCCCAACACCCTGTACAACATCACGACCGGTACGGGGGTATTCACGTTCAACAGCACGGCGTACAGCATCGCACCAGGCTATTACTCGTCATATGGACTTGCATGTGCACTCACAAACACGACGGGCGGTACAGCCTTGTCAGTCACATATCTACCGGACGAAGGTCGATTCATGTTCTCGGCGCCTGTGCCGTTCACACTCCAGGCCAACACGCTCGAGCTTCAGCTGGCGCTCGGTATCGCTACCGGGACGCTGACCAGTTTCACCGCGGCGTCATCACCGATTTACGTCAACGATCCGACGTACGCGGAACTCAATCTGTACAAGTCCACCACGCTCGTGGTGCTCAACGTCACCGAGTATGTGTTCCTGGACATTGAAGAGCTCCGGACGACGAGCGTCCTCGATGCCAAGAAGTTGATCAACGGCACGACTGACGGCTCAACCATCCGCTCGACATTCGGCATGGTTCCTCTCGACGTGACCAGCGGCTCGATCAAAAACTTCAAGGAGGGCTCAGACTACAAGCAGTACCTGGACTATGACACGCCGATTCCCAAGCTCCAGCGTCTGACGGTTCGTTGGCTGAACAGCAAAGGCGCCTCGGTCAACTTCCAGGGGTATGATCTCAATGCATTCACGCTCAG